TTATCGAAACATAATGAGTATTGTAGTGATGTTTATAAAGGAATGGCTAGAGCATATACGGGCGAGAACGATGAATATATGAATGATGTTGTGAAGGCATTTACATCAATTGAGAAGAATGGTATTAAGGTTTCCGATGATATATGTGATATATTTGACATAAGAGTAAAGAAACATATATCGAATGGTAAATTATACTCACAATATAACTTATGGACAACAACAGGTCGTCCAAGTAATTCATTTGGAAGTGTTAACTTTGCAGCTCTACCACCTGAAAAAAGAAAAGGGTTTGTGGCTGAAAATGATTCATTGGTAGAGTTTGACTTTGATGCATATCATTTAAGATTGATTGCTGACTTGGTTGATTACGATTTTGGTAAAGATTCAGTGCACGAACACCTTGCAGAACACTATGGTTGTTCATATGAAGAATCAAAACAAAGAACATTCAAACTATTATATGGTGGAATTGATAAACAAACAAGAGAAAAAGTACCATTCTTTGATAAAGTACATCATTATATAAATAAAAAATGGAATGAAATAAACACACATAATTTAGTTTATACTGATATTTATAGGAGGAAGCTGTTATTTAATAATTATGAAGATATTAATAGAAATAAACTTTTTAACTATTTAATTCAGGCTTATGAGACTGAATCTAATATTAAAAAGATTTTATTAATTCAGAACTATTTATTAGGGAAGAAGACAAAATTAGTTCTTTATGGATACGATAGTTTCTTATTTGACTTTTCTAACCAAGATGGAGTGGAAACTTTGAAAGAAATAAAATCGATTTTAGAAGAAAACAAACATTACACCAAATCCAAAATGGGTTTAAATTACGGTGAAATGCAAGATATTACGAAAAGGTTATAAATGCAACATATTTCAGAAATTATAGATGAAATTTTAGTAGAATGGGCATATCGTGTTCACGATGGAATGCCTAATCCAACAAATGCACTGCATATTCGAGAACTTCGTGAATCAATGGAAAAATTAAATATACCAAATAATATTATATATCAAGTTATTCAAAATTTAATTGAAGGTAAGTTTGATAAAAAAAATCTTTTAAAATGGTCTGATAAAGGTGATGATGTTTATGATAAAATAAACAAATTTATTACAGATTTTATTAAAAAATTAAATAATAGTTCAGTTAAACCAAACGCATTATTAAAGAAAACTAATGCTATTAATATTAAAAAAGGTGGTAAAAATCCAAGAGTTGATGTAACAATTACTTGTAAAAATATTGGTAATGGTAGTAGAAGTATGGTATTTGATGAGGTTGATAGATTTAAAGGAAATTTAAAAACAAAATATAATAAATCAAATAAATTTTCATCTGCAGGACATGTTGAAACCGATATAGATGGTATTTTAGTTAGAATAGAATTTAAAGGTGGAAAAAAATCATCAGGTGAAGCTTCTATGACAACAGATTTAAAAGAGGCCATGGTGGGAGTGTGGTTTCAAAGCTCTTGGAAAAAATCTATTACAAAATTAAATGTATCAGATGCAGTGAATCAAATAATTGGAGAAATCCCAAGTATGAAAGGTGAGAGTAGTTCAATTAAAAGTGGTCTTGTAAAATATTTAAAAGGATTACCTATCGATGATGCTAAAGCACCTGTATTAAATGCATTAAATGATACTTTATCAGCAGGACTCACACTAAAAAATTCATATAAAAGTTGGACTTGGGAAAGGGATAAAATTTTTACCAAAATTAGGATAAATGCTAGTAAAATATGTGGTATGACTGCAGATAAGTGGAATCCCGGAGATGTTTATTTGATGAGAGGTGATAAATCAGCTAAAGCTATATCTGATGCTAATGGTATGAAAACTACTTCTATCAACCAAAAGATTGGACCTATAAATAATTTATTTGTATCTGGTTGGGGTGGTAGTGATGGTAGTATAGTATCAGTATCATTAAAACAAGCCAAAGCTCAAGCAGGTAAAGGAAAACAATATTTGAAAAAGTTTGATGGTTCAGCATCTGATTTTGATTATAATTTAACAAGTGAAGAACAATCATTGAAAAATGAAGAACCAGATGTGTTAATGAGTGCTTTAATTCCACAAATTAAAGGTTGGAGAAAGAGTATAAAAGGTAAGTTGAGTGGTGGAAGTATAAAATACACTTATTCTCCAGATAGTACTGCTAATTTAATGGATGAAAAGAAAGTAAATTTTTTATATCAAAAATATGCATCCTTGAAAATGTTTGCTTTTATGGCTGATAAACTTTCAACGGATGGAGGTGTATTTGTAGATGCAGCTGCATTTTCTTTAAGTTTAACTGGATATAATCCTACATTTTTTAAAGTAAAGGGTAGCAGTAGTGGTAAGGCAGGTTCTGCTGAAAAATATGAAGCAGGCGGTGGTATAGAATTATTAAATAATAAAATTGATATAACGGATACTAATAGTAATGCTGGTATAACTTTTTCATTCAAAGTTAAAAATAATGATTTAGGTACTGGTACTATGAAAATGAATATTCGTTTTAACGGTACTACACAGGCCACATTAGAAATGTTAAGTGCGAGCTGGAGTTAAATAATGAAATCACAACTATTATGTACATTTACAACAAAAGATAATCTTGATGAAACTGTCAAAGTAATAGTTGATGCTTATAAAATTATATTTAACAAAGTATATGTTTTACAGAATGAAGGTAATGTTAATGAATTAATCTGTACTTATAATGTAGATACACAAGGTGGTGTAGATTACAATAAAGTAAAAGGAACTATATCATTACATAGAAAAAAACATTCAAATACATTATATACAATTAATGCATTGAATGAGGTTGTTGCAAACTTAAATAATGGTGTTATAGATAGTAAATTTATGGTGCCATGGGAAAATTTTAAAAACACATTATTAATTACAAATACTGATGGGTTAAACAAAATTAGTACAAGAATATTTAAAATAATAAAAATAGATTAGGCGTTTTTTAAAAGTTGTATATATTTATATATGAATTTATATTCAAAACACTTTAATTATAGGAGAAAATAGGTTATGGCAGATAAATCCAAATCAAAAGAAACAAAAGAAGTAACAGAAGAAGTTCAATCACCCTGGTATTATTTTTACTCGGTGGGTTGTGGTTTCTGTAAAAAAGTAGACCCGATTATTGATGAATTAATCAAAGAAGGTCATGATATTTTAAAACTTGATGTTGCACAAGGTGATAATCAAAATTTAAGTACTGAACTTAAAAAAGAATATAATGCACAATGTGGAACGCCATGGTTTATAAATGCAGAAACTGGTAAAGGTGTATGTGGATATCGTGAAAAAGATATCTTAGAAAAATGGTTAAATGGTGAAGACATTCCTGCACCACCAAGACCAAACGGTCCACCTCCTCCACCTCCTTCTGATTGGGAAGATAAAAAATTAGTTAGTGAGTGGGAAGAAAAATATGAAGCATGGAGAAAAGATAACAGTCACATGCCTAATTTACCTGATTCAAAAACAACTGGTGATAGATTAAGAGTTCAACAACAAAGACAAGCACAGATGACAAATCAACAAGGTGGTGGTGCCAACAATACACTTGTGAATAATAGATTACAAGTGTTAGAAGGAAAATTGGGTATAGTAGAGAACAAATTAGACCAGATATTACAAAAACTACAAGGATAGAAAATTGGGTTTAAAATTCCGACCTACTATATCGTCTGATAGAAAGGCAACTGAAGAAGAATTAAAGTGTATTGAAAAAACTGAAGAGATGTTGGAGAAAGAAAATAAACTTCCACCAGCATCTCAGATGGTTAGAGATTTAGCTGTTACACATTGGAAAACTTTAGGTGCCTGGTTAAAAGGTTCTCAAACAATCACAACACAAGAGGAAGCTGAACGAAGATGGGAAATCTGTAAAGCTTGTCCTCATTTACTTTACGACCAAGTAAATCCAGATACAAATAAAAAAGATGGTAGGTGTACTCATTGTGGGTGCTTTATGAATGTGAAAGTACATTATGCAGTTGCTGATTGTCCAGTAGATAAATGGGAAAAAAAATGTGGATGTAACTCAGATTGTAAATGTGTAGGAGATGAGTGTGATGAATAAATTAACTGCATCAGAATTAAATAATATATACCCATTGGGTGAAAATAGAACAGGTAAGCCAATATTCATAGATTTCTATGCTGATTGGTGAGGTCCTTGTAAAATGTTTGAGCAGGTGCTCGACAATGTAACACCTAAATACGAAGGTAAAATTCAAATGTATAAAGTTGATATAGAAGAAGAACCTCAATTAGCACAACAATTTGGAGTTAGAAGTATACCTTTTACAGTTATGATATCAACAAGTGGTGAAAGAGAATCACAGACAGGTAGTATGACACCAGACCAGTTAAAATACTATTTTGATGGGTTAATACAAAAAAAATAAAAAAAGCGTTGACTTGTATTGACTTTTATCTATATATTATAGAGATAGAATTAAATAGGTTATATGGTTATACGAATTAACCATAAAATGATAAACGATAAACAATAAAACACAGGAGAAATACAAATGGATATAAGTGCAATAAAATCCAAACTAGCAACACTACAATCAACAACATCAAATAAAGATAATTTTTGGAAACCTGAACCAGGTACACAAATTGTCAGAGTTGTTCCTTACAAACATAATAAAGATAATCCTTTCATTGAATTATTCTTTCATTATAACTTAGGTAATAATAAAACTTACCTATCACCTGCATCATTCGGAAGACCAGACCCGGTTGAAGAATTTGCCAATAAACTAAAATCAACAGGTAATAAAGACGAGTGGATTCAAGGTAAAAGACTTGAACCTAAAATGCGTACTTTCGCACCTGTGATTGTTAGGGGTAAAGAATCTGAAGGTGTTAAATTTTGGGGATTCGGTAAAACTGTATATCAGGAACTATTAAGTGTAATAGCAGACCCTGATTATGGTGATATTACTGATATTACTAACGGTAGAGATATTGGTATTGAAAGACAGACTCCCGCAGAGGCTGGAAATCAATATGGTAAAACTACTATTAGAGTTAAACCAAATCAATCACCATCAGTAGAAGATTCTAAGTTATTGACAACTCTTCTTGAAAATCAGTCAAATTTGACAGAGTTGTATACAGAACCAACTTATGATGAGTTGAAAGATGCTCTTCAAAATTTCTTAAATCCAAGTGATGACAGTAATACTGCTCAAACTACTACAACTTCTAATAATGTAGCTGCTAGTACAACTCCAACATCTAATGCTGGAACTACTACAACTGCAAAAAAAGAAAATGTAGAAGATGCATTTGACGAGTTATTTAATAGTTAATCAATAAATCAAATATATGTGGTTGTTGAAGACGGGAATAAAACCGCCCGCCGAGCCATTCGAGATTCGTGTAAAAGTGTAACCGGATACAACCACATCATAATAGGAGAACAATATGTCACAAAAAGACGAATTGGCTGGAATAATAGCCGATGAACTAAATAAGCAGTTCAAACATCAAAAGGTTGCTTACTTCCTTGAAGAGGGTGGTAATCCTACTGATGTTACTGATTTTATTTCAACAGGTTCAACAATGTTAGATATTGCTATTTCCAATAGACCAAATGGTGGAGTTGCCGTAGGTAAAATCACCGAATTAAATGGTTTAGAAGGTAGTGGTAAATCTTTGATAGGTTCTCATTTGTTAGCTTCAACACAGAAGAAAGATGGTATAGCAGTTTATATAGATACCGAATCAGCAGTATCTCAAGAGTTCTTGAGAGCTATTGGTGTGGATACTACTAAAATGTTATATGTACATCTTGAAACTTGTGAAGAGATATTTGATACTATTGAAACGATTGTTACTAAAATCAGAGAATCAAACAAAGATAAGTTAGTTACAATCTTGGTTGATTCATTAGCAGCTGCTTCTACAAAGGTAGAAATGGATGCTGACTTTGATA